GAAGTGCATCATTGTCTTTAACTAATTTAAGACAATCTCCTTCGTAATTTATAAGTCCTATTGAATTTTTCATATTATTCTACGTCTTTTAATTCTGTTCTTAATCTACCAATCGCAGCTTCCATTGTGTTGTAAAGCGGGATATTATATCTGCTGCAAACTATATCTACATTACCTTTACGATAAAATCCATCTGGACAACAAACTATCATTTTACATGAAGTAGCATACAATCCAAGTTCTAATAAACTAATTGGACTCTTTGTTTCTGGTGAAAAGTACATGAAAATAAGGTTACATTTATCTAGCATATCTAATTCCCAATTAACTTGTTCGCTAAATTGTGGACTAGATTCTGTTTGTTCCCAACTAGAATCCCAATCATTACGTCTAGGATTTAAGAATATTAAATCTTTACGATCTTTAAATATTGCTGGAATTGTAGCTTGCCAATCTTCGGCTTTGCCCATTTCTATAGAACCTGCTAAGAATATAGCATTATCATGTTTCCATGATTCTTTTTGTGGTGGTTTAATTACTTTCATTTTGTTTGTGTATTGGATTTTTACAATTTCCTTTATGGGATCCCCATTGGTTATTACCCATTCCGACTACAATATATTCACAACCTTCAAGAGTGTAGACTCTATAATTTTGATCAGAGTATTGTGAATTACTATCAAGTTCCATTTTATGTGGATTTGATTTAGTTGAAACATGTACATTACCTTCGCAGCCTGTAACCACAAAGGCTACAAGCGCTGCAAAGATTAATATTAATAATGTTGCGTTTTTTCTATTCATTATGAATTTCTTAAACGTTCTCTGATTTCAGTAAGGGTAGTTTGGTTTAAAAACTCTCCATCTTTATAGATAGTTTTTAACATTCCTTTACTCTCATCTTCCCATGAGCATTGATCGACTAGCATATAACCATCGTTAATACTTTTATTAAAAATTTTAGCAACATGCAATAAACCTTTTGCAGATTTCTTAATACCATCGTCAGTGATTGGATCTTTAAAGATTTCACGACCTTCACCATTTACTTCAACATAAGTGGCTTTCATTGCAAAACCAAATGTATCTCTTGTATTAAATTGATATGTGAATGAACCTACACCTAAAACGATATTTGTACTTGCAAATCCTTTTGCCTCTAAACGCTTACAGATTTCATTTGCTCTTTCGATTGTGATTGAATCTCCGTAGATTGCTCCAATGTGAGAGTCAAGAACTTTGTAACCTTGTTCATTGATTTCTCCACCGAATACATCCCATAATAATTCAACAACACCTTTCTCAATAGCATCTACATTTTCATCATATGGATTTTGTTCGTCATCCCATTTTTTACCACAAATAATTTCAACTGGATCACCAGAGTCAGGTCTAATAACTACCTTACCATCACGAGCTAAAATCTCTTCTTTCAATGTAACGATATGTTCAGTACAAACTTTCCATAAGTCCCAAGTATCTGATACGATTGAAAGAATTCCTGTTGGATATGTTTCCATTAGGTTTCTAAATGTTCCAACCTCATCTTCTTTACTACCAGCACACATAACTGAGTGCTCAGTTGCATTCACAGATCCAGCAACAAATCCAGTTTCTCCATAAAACTTACGAGCTCCGAAGATTGCTGGTAAACTGTCTGAACCTGAGAAACTTGTTAAGTGACCAAGACCTGAACTAATAGTAGCATCAATAGAATCTAGACCTCTCATTGAGAAATCATGTCCTTGCCAATCAATAAACCAAGATCTTTCAGCATCGGTTTTTTCTTGCCATCCAGTCAACACTTTACGATATGCATGTGCAATAGTTGCAGAAGTCATTGGTTTCCATAACAAGTTAGAAATAATTGTTTCTAGGTAGTTTGTAATCCAATAAAAATCTGGATGTGTATTGTAGATTGTCAATACTGGAACTCTCATTGGTACTAAACTACCTTCTTCGATTGTTTTAACAATAATAGGCAAATAACCTAAATCATGTAAAGCTTCAAAGTGACTAACATCATAGTCAGTATTTAAGTACATTGACAATTCTCTTTTCATTTCTCCACAAACTTCATCTTTAGGACGACTAAAGAAATCTTTTTCAAAAGCTTCGTGAATTTGTTTAACTACCATTTGTTGTCCAAATGATACTAATTGATCGCAACCTTGTGGTGCGTACTTGTTACTACGAGGAGTAAAGTTAGAATAAACCAACGTAGTTCCTTTTGGATATTGTTGGTGATGTCCTGTTTTGTAACCGTCTGTTAAAAATAATGGGTTCATATATTGATTGTTTTTAATTATAAAGTAAATATACTAATAATAATTGATCTGGTAAAATTTATTATTAAAAAGTTACGAACATTTATAGTTTGTAAATTACCACTGACACTTTCATATCTTTTAGTTCTGTTTGGATAATGGTTTTAATTCTGTTCCAGTCTCCGCCTGCTAATCCTGCACCAATCTTTGGCAATCCAATATGTTTGCCTTTGAACGTGTGATTTATCTTGCGCATACACATTGTTAGTGCTTCGTAATCAATTGGTTTAGCAGTTCCATCTTTATGATTTGCACCATAATTATATTGAGTATATGAATTAACAACATATGGTATTGCACCATCTCTTTCAACTAGCCATTCAATTTGTCCTAATTTGTTAATATCACCTTTACGAGTAAAAGATTCAAGAGGATATTGATCAACTCCAAATGCTTTTGCCATTTGAGGTGCTATTCCAGCACCCATTGTGCTCATGCAATTACAACCATGTGTAATAACATCAAATGTACCTTCGTTGGCTAATTTGATTAGATCACCATTAATTTCTTGATAATTTGTATCAACCTCTATCTCTGATTTTATAAAATCATTTAATTGTCCCATTATGCTAGTCTAAATCGTTTTAAAAATTCTCTTAAGAAAATGATCTGATCTGCTTCCTTTTCACTTTCAGCAAATTTCATCTTCCATTCATAATAATCCATTTCGATTGGTGTTGTACCATCTATATAATATGGACCAACATAATCAGGCCAGTGGGTTTTGTCAAAAACTCTGTCATCAACTAAGAAAACCACAGCAGTCATTTGATCTCCCAAATCTGGCTCATGAAATTCTCCAACTTTAATACCTCGATCTGTTAATTCAAAATAGTTTTGCTGAAGAGTTCCTAATCTCATGCTACTGTCATTAGTAGTTCCACCATTTAAAATAATAAATGTTTTGTCTATTTTCGCCCATTCTTGGTATTCTGGAGTATTAAAGAAATCAAGCCCATATTCTACAACAGCATGTCCAAATTGGATACCTTGTTGGATTGGGCTTAAATTATAAGGCACCAATCCATACATTCGATATTCTCTATTGTAAATAGATTCCATTACTCTGCTTCCTCGTTTTCAGATTCTTCTACTTCAACTTCTCTTAATTCATATCTTGAACCCAAGATTGGATCATGAACCAGTACAATAACTTCTTGTACTTCTTTTGCTACTTCTACTTCTTTTTTTCTCATATTAAATTTAATTGTGTTAGTTCTTCAATGGCTGCATCAAATGCTTCTTGCCATGTTCGGTATAAATACCAATCTCTTACTTCAATTTTTTCATAGTTACCAAAGTGTTCATATTTGTATATGTCGAATGCAAACTTTGGAGCACTTGTACGGTCCACTTCTATTTCTATAACGTATCCGTGTTGTGTGAATAATGAATCAACTGTATACATTAGAATATGTTAAATGCAATTGTTTTAGTGTTCTCACCATACTCATTATCTGCAACTTCTCGGTAGCTATTTGTTGTATAGATGCCTTCAAAATATTGTGATAATTCTTTAAATCCAGCACTAAAAATACCATGTGTTACTACTAAATAAACTTTAGCACTTGGTCGGCTTCCTTTAATAGCTTTAGCCAATTCAATGAAAGTTCTACCACCATCACAAATGTCATCAATGATAACGTACTTTAAATCTGCATGTTGATCTAAAGTGGGAATCTCAGTTCTAAGAATCTTTCCAGTTTTAATATCTCGCACTTTAGATGCTGTAACAATATTATCAATGTTAAATTCTTTTGCAACATCAAAGATCTTTTTATAAGCGCCAGCATCTGGACTTACTAAACAGATTCTGCTTTGTGCACCATCTTTATTATCAATCTTTGTTAATGCATCTTTAACCAAACGATGGTTATTGTGTTTGTGATAGTTATTCAAACAAGCTTCTAAAACATCTGAGTGAGGATCTAATACTGTCACTCTTGAGAAGTTTTGTGCATTGATGATTGGACAAATAACTGTTTTAAGGTAGTTACTGGTACCAGCCTCGAATTTACGATCTGAACGAGCTCCTAAAAAATAAGGTACATTTAACTTAACATTCTCGACATATGAAAATTCACGAAGTGCTTGATTAGCAGCAATAATGATTTCTAAATCCTTAAATGAATTAAATCGACTTGTAATACTTACTGTGATTTTGTTTGGTAAATCTGCATCAACCATATCTAATGTGATTGATTGCTGACCATCAGGAAATCGAGAGATTTTGTATTTAATGTCTGAATTTTCTAGGTCTACTAAGTTTAATTTCTGTACCATGATTTGTTTCTTTTTAATTATATGTAAATATACACAAAAGTTTTGACATAAAACAATATTTGAGCAACTATTTTATCAAAACTTGTTAACAATTATACGTCCGGTAATCTGGGTGCCATTTTGAGTGTCTTCCGTGGCCCAATCTATAAGATCACCTTTCATAATTTGTTCACATATTTCTCTAGCAATTCCAGCCTTATACATGTCCATTGCAAAATTTCCACTGGTAGATGCATTACCGGATCCACTGGTAGAAAAATCAGTACCATACATCATTTCCATATTAGACATGTTTCTAGTGCTTCTAATTTGTATAGGATTTCCTATTTTAGTATCGTAAACAAATGCCTTTCCAGTTTCATTTTTACGCTCTCTTTTAAAGAACATTGAAATTGGCCAAAGAAAATATAATATTTCTTTCCAATCAAAATTCTTTAGGTTCTGATCCATTCGATCGCACCATTCGTTAAATCTTTTCATTAGCTTCTGTATCTTAATTCATTTTGACGATAAACACTTAACACAGATCCTTGTCCGTGTGTAATTGCAAATTGATAACCATAATAATCATAGATCATTGATGAGAAATTCTCTGTTAAACCATCCAATGGCTCGATTTCTGTTCCATGAATAGATGCCAATTCCCACATTAAATTCATAATATGAAGAGATCGATCAGTGTATGTTGAGTAATGTCTCTCATCATACTTTTCTTGTTTCTCTAGAATATCTAACATTAAATAATCAAATGTCGAATCATCACAAACACCATATCGTTGCAATAGTTTATTTGCTCTTTCTAATTGAATCTTCTCCTTTTCATATAATTTACGGAAATATTCTTCCATTGCCTTTTGGCCTTCTGGACTTTCCATATGTTCCTTTAATCTTTCTACTAGACTTTTAGTTTCCATGACCCTATTTGTTAATGATTACTGTGAATTTTTTGTCTGATCCTAAGATTAAATCATCAACGTAAGCTTGAGCTGCTTCAGTAGATTCAAAGTTAACACCGAAAGATTGTTTATATCCTAAACGGATTTCAACATGTGCTCTACTATAAACTTTTTTATTTACATCATCTACCCTATACCATGTGTAATCATCAAAATATGAAGTTGGTTTCCGATTCTGGCCGCTATCATAATCTGACCAACCTGCAATAATTCCAAGTTTCATACCATACTTAATTCCTAAGAATGTTTTAGGACTTGGTGGAATAGAAGACCACCATTTGTAACTGGTGCTTTCCTTTTCGGGTGTTAAAGTAATTGAGTCTACTTTGTCTAGTTCAAAATAATGTTTTTGCATAATCTTAGTTAATAAAGTGTTTTAGATAAATCGCTTGCTGTCTGATACCAAATTCTCTTGTAAGAATATTAGACGCTATTTGATCTTTCATAAAAAGATTTAAACCAATAATCATTTGGCTAGCATTGTGTTTCTTTACGCGACCTTGGATCATTCCTTCTACATCTGCAAGTTTATTAATAATAACTGCAAGTTGTTCCTGTGTTTCGGCTTGATTAACTAGTTGCCATGTTTCTAATTCTGTCATATTGTTTTGTTTTTGTTTTTCCAACCACCAAGTGGCATTATTTCTTCGTGAGTTCCTAACGGATGTTTTTCATTAACGTCTTCTTCTCTACCAGAAGCAATACCCATGATTTTGATATTTTGATTTCCGGCGATAATCTTTGTTTTTTCAATTGCCTCTTGGGTATCTTCAGCCATTACACATGTAACGAAGTCTTTATATTTGCTAAATGCAGGATTTTTGTGATCCTCATCATAGTAATGTAAATAGTAAACTGTTATTGGCTTTTTCATCTTATCTTACCTTTGGTTTGAGACATTTTTTATATGCTACTTTTGCTTTTTAGTTTCAACATAGAATTTTTTCTTCATCTCTTCTTGATTTTCAGGAGTCCATGAAATTATAAAATCTCTCAAAACTTGTTCGTCAAGACTATAGATATAATTCTTATCGTATGGTAATTTAAGTCCTTGCATTAAAGTTTCAAATTCAAGAATAAGATTAGCTTTAACGTTTAAACTTTTTAGAAGTTCGCGTTCGTTCGGTGTTAGATTTTTTTCGTTGTTTGACATGATTGTTGGTTTAAGAAAGTTGATAAGATTTTACAGTGTTTCTGTAATTTACTACGGCACGGGCAAGAAGCTCTAGACGTTTATTTGGATCCATTTCTAAAATTCTATGTTTAGCTTCAGATGTGTATTCATTACCATAATAATCGGTGTACTCGATTGGCACCATTTGAGTTTTATTTAATTGATAAATGGTCGTGATTTTGTGACCTCTCCAATTCCTAACAGAATATTTACGACGGACATAACCACTTTCATAACTAATATAATCACAATTTGTAATCGGATCATGATAACATACTGTACCATTATCGGCTTGACGTTGACTTGTTACTTCAACACATCTAAGTATTTCTAATTTCTTGCTCATTTTTTTATTTTTAAATTTATATTAAAGTCCAGTTTCTCTTCTAAAATCGTAATCTTCTTTTTCAGCCTCAGAATATACATTAAGATTCAAGTATCGTCCTTCTGAAAGTTTACTAGTTGAGGTACGAGTTTCTTCGTGGTCCCAATTGAAACAAAAATCATACTCTTCTTGAGTCAAATACTCTTTGGTATTCATGATCTCTTGATACTGTTTGTACTCTTGTTCTGTTAAATAAAGTTCTTCTGTCATGTTGTTTGTTTTTAATTATAAGGCTAATATACAACTAATATTTGATATAAAAAAATATATTAAGATAAAGTTATTAACAATTCATCTTTTTTTGCTTTAATGTGTTTACAATCACCTCGGTGGAAGCTTTTTGATGGACATGTACAATTCCAAGATCCATTAGTATCTGAAACTGTATAAGTTACACCAGCTTTAGAACCATTTACCTGCCATTCTTTTTTAGGTGACTCTGGTCGAGTTTCTTTTTTAGGTACATTAACTGCTGCCTCAAACTTAATTTGCTCTCTAGTAGTACCATCTGGCACAGGATGCCAGCCTGGACATACATATGTACCTGATAGAGTCTTAACTATGGCAAAAACATCACCATAAAAAGTACTGCGAGGAAATGTATAAATTTTCATGATTATCGTTCTAGGATTACAAATTCACCAAATGCATTATCAAAAACCTCTAAAAGATGTTCATAGTCACTTGACATCATATCGGTAATAAGTGAAGCACCTCTGTCCTTCCAACCCAATTGAGTTGCAAATCGTTTAGCATAAGCCATAAGAGCAAATGCATTACCATCAGGTCCTGTTAAATCAATAATAATTGGTCCGTTTTTCTCTTGTTTTTCTCTGATCATTTTGTTTATCTTTTAATTACTAAGCTAATATACAAAAAAAAGCCCAAACTAAAAAATTTGGGCTCAACTATTTTTAAAAAAGTTACGAACAATTTACATTCTAAGTTTAAATTCCTTTAAATATTGACATTTTTCGTACTCTTCTTGCTTTTCAAAGTATTTGATCATTTCATCTATTTGATGTTCTGTTGGTTCTTGATCAGTTTCTACAAAAAATTCAGGAATTAAATCTTCTGGAAAATCACCGCCTTGATGTACAGTAATAAAACATATACATGTTAATATTTGCATAAGTGTTACATTGCCACTTATGATTTCATAACTGTTTTCAATAGCTTTACCTCGGTTTCTCATGCTTTACCAATTTTTCTTGTAATTCACATCATCAACCCATGAGAATAAACGAGTCTCTTCAACATCATGTAAGATAATAGTCTTATCAGTTACCTTATCATTATAAAAATATTCATAATTAAATAGTGCAACATCCAAATCCATTTTTTCAATAATCTTATTGTTAAATGTTTTACAACCATGTGCCCATGTTATTCTATCATAGACACCAAGACATTCATTGATAATTCTACTTTGAGGCGTAGATCCATATACAGTACAATCAATAAGAGTATTGTGTTCTTGAGTGGGTTTCATTCCAGCAAAAAATGTATGTTCCTCTGAAAGTTGTTCCAATATTATATCAAATGGTCTAATAGGTTTTGCATCAATATCACAATAAACACCACCAAAATCTCTAAGTAAAAGAAGTCTAACTCTGTCAGCAATAAATGCCCATTTATAAACTTCTGGTTCCTTTACATAATTTTGTAAAAATGGATCATCTTTGTAAAGATCATTGAAAATATCATCATGACTCCACAGCTTATATTCCCAATCTGGATGCATTGCTTGCATCTCTTCACCAAATCTTTTACACCAGTCCGGTACTTCTTTATAGCCAATCCAAACTTGATGCAGTTTCTTTGGTATTTTATTTCCTGCCATAGAATTTATTTATTTTTAGACCAAACTAATTTTGCATCCACATGTACATTTATGACATTAGGATTCTTGTTTAGAATTGCATTAATATATGCTGTTGGATTTTTAACCTTATCATATGCCTTGGTTTCACCATTAGACAATTCTACAACTACTGTTGAACCGCCTGGAGTTAGACTTAAATTGTTTGTTCTAAACTCGTCACTTACGTAATATCCGCTCATAATTATTTTATATATTTAAATAGATTTAATACCTCTGGGCACTCAAATCTTTCTGGGTGCCATTGAACTGCAATGATTTTAAGTTCTTCATCTTCTATGGCTTCTGGAATCCAACCACCATCAAAAGACATATGAGTCACGTTAAAATTATCTGCAATAATTGAGCACCATTGATGATGCCTAGAATTAACTTCAAACATTACATCGTCTAGATTTTTGATGTAATGAAATTGTGATTCTCTTTCACTATGATCCTCATCATCTGAGAATTCATCACTTTGATGATATTCTGCTATTCTGTCTTTTAGATCTTCAACCTTACCACCAAAATAGTGATTCAATATTTGCATGCCACGACAAACTCCTATAATTGGTTGTTGTGCATCTAATGCCATTTTTATCCAACCAAGTTCACGTCGATCTCTTTCAGGATTTTTACCAATATCTGCACCTCCACATAACATTAATGGAGCATCTATCTTTTTATACCTAAGATCTATCATAATAGGTTCAAAACCCTTTGATATAATCCAATCAATATATGCTCTTCCTTCTATTTCACCTTTCGGCGGTGCAACGAATACTTTCAAACCTTTTATTTTTTTATGATAACTTGTCTAATTCTGTCAAATATTTTCTTTAAATCTTCTTCAGAATCAAATGACCATTGTTCAGTACTTAGTGTAAAGAAGCATCCACTATCTCGGTCAATACCAAGACTTGATTGTGCTTTAACTTCTAAGAATTCATAATCATTATTACCATCTAGACAATGTGAATCTTGTGAGAATCTAAAAGTTGCCTCTTCTAAAATTAGTCCTTGCTCTTCCATATTAGTTATATTTAAAAATCTCTTTCAGTTTCATAAATAGCTTTTATAGTTGGAAATCTTAAACTAGTTCCACCATTTTGATTATGTGTTTCTTCAAAATATTGAACCGTAACTTGTTTACCAATAATATCGCTAGGATTGTTAAAATAATGACGTCGTTGTTCGTGATTAAAACCACTACCAACTTGAACTCGGTATCCTTTATGTTCAATGATAATATTTTTTAACATCAATTCAGAAACTTCTGAACCATCAACAATAACTCGCTGTATATCATGCTCAACATCTACCACAATATACTCTGCATCATGGAATGATTTTACTTTAAGTACTTCGTCAGATCTTTTACCTTTGTAAGTTGTATTCTTACGTAACATAAGTCCTTCCCAACCTTCGTTTTTAGAATGCTCTAATAAACTAGCAAACATATCGTCTGCACACATGAATTGATCTAAGACTGAAACACCTGTTAAACCTTCTGGAACAATGCTTTCAATGTTTGCGATACGTTGACCAAATTTAGTAGTTGAAACTTTAGATTCAAACTCTTTGATTGTTAAGTGGTCAAAAATATAATAATGTGGTTGTTTGATTGTGTAATCTTTACGTTTGATCTCTTTCATAATACTTGTGAAATCTTCGTTTCCATTTGCATCTACAATACAAATCTCACCATCTAATACAGTATTAATAAGACCAAGTTGTCTAATAGAAGGCTTAAGATTATCAAGTGTTAAGAATTCATTTCCTACACGAGAATAAAATCTAGGTTCACCTTGACCATCTATAATGCATACACATCGACATCCATCTAATTTACGACTAACAAACCAACCATCTGACCATTTAACTTTCTTTTGAGTTTTTTCGTCATAAGCTTTTGCTAATGCAACGTCAAATGTAGGAATAAGACCTGGGATTGCAGTATTGATCATGGATGCTGTAGCTCTCGTTTTAAGATTACGATCAATGACATTAAAGATTAGCTCCTCGGATTCAGGATATGCGCCAACAAACGCATTGACTGCTTGAATAGCGGAGTGGCCAGTAATATTACGATCATTAAGGTCGTCGAGCAAACTAAAAAGATTGCTATACATGTTTTCTGGAGCAACCAAGTCGCTGCGTTTTTTACAAGTTTCTGAAGTAACATAATATTGTTTAAAAGTATTATATGTATACTCCAATACTTTGCGAATTGCCAGATTGTCAGCATATGCCTTTAATACGTTCAATTTGTCAGTATTACTATTTGTAGAATTTTGAGCATCTACGAACTCTTGTATTTGTTTTAAATCTTGCATTATTCTTCTGTTTTATCTTCGATTACTAAATATTTTTGACCACCTTCTAATTCTTTAACTGTACCACTTTCAATAAGTGTTTTAACATAATTAGGATTTTCTTTGTTTAAAAATGCCAACATCTGAATTGTAGGCTCCATGTAAATTACTTTCATATTATATGTGAATTATTTAATTAAGCTGGATAAAGACCAAAAATAAGAGTTTCACGTCTAGCCGCTTTTTCGCGTTCCATGAAATAACTTAACTTGGCAGTATAGTAATTCAAATCTTCGATATCTAAGTTTTCAATTGCTTGATTAACTTTGTAACGATAGTAACTAATTTTGTCTGAATAATCTTTTTTAGTGCTCATATTTTGTTTGTTTTTAATTATAGAGTAAATATACACAAAAAAAGCCAAACAAAAAAATGTTTGGCTAATTATTTTTAAAAAAGTTACGAACAATTAGACCGTTTTATTATCACTTGTAATCATTCTTTGAATATATTGATCCACTAGTCTACTAACCGCTTCTGGTTTATCGTCTGATGTAAATTTAACTTTGATTTTTGCCATACCAGAATTATTGGTGTTTGTAGCACCTGAATCTACTTCAATTCCACCAAGATTATGTTTATAACCTTTCTTTCTAAAAAGACCTAGTATTGATTGTTTAACTTTAGAAACTGGATCATCAGTGTTTCCAAAAACTAATCTTGTTTCAAATTCTATATCTAATTCACTAAGTCCAATCGATGAATGATCTGCTAAAATATAAAGAGGAACAGTAACAGTCTTTTCTCCTACTTTAAAATCTATTGTTTTTGGAACACCATTATCAAAATAATTGGCCAAAGAATTTATGTGTTGTTTTTCACTAATTCCTTGTGCAACCATTGCTGCTTCTAAAAGACCACCGAGAAGCTCTTCAATATTTAATTTAGACATTTTACATTTATTATTTAATATTATACACAAAAAAACCCGATTGTTTCCAATCGGGTTTAAATTTAAAAAATATTTGTTTTAATATTATGCTGGACCGTTAGCGTTCTTAGAAGGCTCGATCAATGATGGCTCTAACATTTGAGTTAGGTAATCAGAAAGCTTTAACATACCTTCAGTTGGTGGTAATTGCTCAGCATGTACTTTTACATCATACTTAGCTGAATTATCAGTGCTTCTTGTATTCTCGTGGTGAGCTGCAACGCTTCCTGACATAGTAGCTGAGTATTTCATACCCCAAAATCCACCAGATGCGCTAGCGCTAAAACTTGCAGAAGAATCTGAAGAATCTTTGTTAACTTCTGATGTTTTAACTTCCATTGTGAAAGCAATATCAGCAGATGTGATTGCTAATGCTGGAAGTGGAACTAAAGGTAACATAGGTACTTTAGAATAAAGAGTTTTAACTGACTGAGATCCATCAGTAGGATCTGTCATAACTCTTTGCATTTGTACGTCTAAAGATCTAGCGGTAGTATTACCATCTTTGTCTGTTACGAATGCTACTTCGTTGATGTATTTCCATGTTACATCGTTTAATTTTGCTTGACCTTTCGCCATACCGACGATTGGTGAAACGATAAGGTCTTCAATTGGTAGACCCGTGAATTGAGCTGAAATATCTGCTGCCATAATTTAGTGTTTTTTATTTTGTTTTATATTATTATAGTATATATCCTAGAGCTTATCCGAATTTTACTAAACCGTTATATTGTTTTTTGATGTCTTCAATTTCTTGTAGAGCTTCTTTAAATGATTCTATGATTTCTTCACTTACTGCAAAATTAAATACAGTTTGACAACTTGGACAAACTGACATAGGATTTTTAACAATAAAATCTAATGTTATTCCTAGTGGTGTTTGACAATTTGGGCAGGGTAAAGCCATTTATACTATAGTTTAGGTATTGTATTAAAAATTACAATTTAGTTTCATCTTATGCTATATCAGTTGATTCTAGTAAAGTATATGTAAATGCGTTTCCGTGAATTGCTTTGGCCTTATTAATAAGTACCATAAATTCATTAAAATCCTTTATTTTCTTAAATACTTGACATCCCTCTGACCAGTTTTCCACATACATGGATTCACTAGTTGGACTAGATCTATGTCCATTAATTCCAAAAATACCTTCTTGTATGACAGTTTCATTAAAGGACATATCCTTATTTTTATCACGATAAACTTTAACGGGTTTAACTTGACGCATTGCCTCGTATTTACCTTGATGTAGACCAACAGCCCACATTCCTCTATATTGTCCAGGAACTACTCTTGCAACTCCATTTGGATTTGAAAATTCTTTAACTGCCTTTGTTCCAGGATCGGTTGTAATCATCCAACAATAAAATTTCCATACACCACCTTCTTTAAAAGATAGGGTCATACAATCATCAAATACATTAGTTACTTTATCAGCAATTGCAGTTGCATTATTTCTAACGCCAACGATATTAACATCAAAGTCTTTTGCACCTTCAAACCAAACGTATTTTTTTGATTTTACAGCTTTTTCAATCTGCTCTTTAGTGTAACAATTCATAATTAATTATTATTTTGATTTTGATTCGTCTAGTGCATCTTGCACGTATTTGTCCTGTTGTTCTTGAAGATATTTGATTCGATCTAATAGGATTTGTTTGTCTTCTTTGTCAGTTTGCTGAATATAAGTTTTTTGTTCTTCATATAATTTTTGCCAATATGCTACACGCTCTTCCATCATCACTCCTTGATACCAAATTACGGCTAGCATAATTACAATAGTAAATGATTGCTCTTTTAATTTACTAATGAATACGTCTACAAATCCTTGAGTTGGTGTTTGATTCTCTGACATTACGAAAAATATAGATTTGCTTCAGCAGTTCTGCGTCTAGTTAAACCAGCAAGTACTTTACCTCCTCCTTTATTCCATTTTAAAAACTCAGTTCTAATAGTCGGATCGTTTGGATTAGCATTAACTTTTTTAAGTAGAGTGCTTGATTTTAAGTTTCCTGGACCTACATTATAACAAAAACTTACTAATGCATCAAATTGATTCTGGTTAATAGTATCAATACAATAAGAATCTACCTTTTGTTCGTACATTCCTAATTCAGACATTAGTAATTCAATTGCTCGCGATTCTGTAATTATTGGATCTTTTAGAGTAACTTTTTTGCCATTCTCATAGAACGTGTTACCGTATCCGATTGTTGGTACATTTGCTGGGCACAAGTAAGGTTTTAAGTAAAGTCCCTCAAATGATTTAATTAAGTCTAGACCTTTTTGGCCTAATTTAGTAATTTTTGGCATAATTAATTGGTTGTATTTTCAGTCGGTGTATTAGAAGTTCCTTCTTTAATTTGTTTTTTGATTGCTGTAAATTTATCAACTGAGGATAATCCAAGACAACCAAATGCAAGTAATGCTACGGCATTGATAATTGTATCATTTAAAATTATATCAGTCTTTTTTAAACTGCTATAAATCAAAACAAAAATTAATGATAAACTAGCTAGAATTCCAATTACTCTTTTTGAAGATGGAGATCCATTTTCGTCAGATGCTAATTTATGTAACCACTCTAAAATTTTTGGGAAGGGATTTGTCATTTCATAGTTAAATATTTTTAAATAGATTAAGGTTTCTAATTTAATATATATCCACGCAAAAAAGGGACCATTGCTGGTCCCTTTTTAATTGAAATTAGTGATTTTTAGGAAATAAGATGTGGTTTGGCTTCTGCCAATCCTGAGTTAGTTACTTGAACTATTTCTGGACAAAATTTATTAAGTGACTGTGCTCCAGCATAGGAAAGAGCTGATTTAATACCATCGGTTAATCCATTGATGATAAATTTAACTCCACCTTTATAAGGAATTATTGTTGATTCTCCTTCAACATTTCGAGCCTCTTGTCCATGAATTGTTTTAGTTTCTAATGAAGCAGCACCTCGATATCTTTTATAAAGACCGTCTTTCTTTTCTAAGATTTGACCCGGTGCTTCATCAGTTCCGGCAATTAATGAACCAATCATTACAGTGCTGGCGCCAAGTGCCAAGGCTTTGGCAATATCTCCACTAGCTCGGATTCCTCCATCGGCCATAACTGGAACTTTGGCAACTGCTGCAATTTCTTGAATGCAAGTTACGTTTGGAACTCCAAATCCTGTTTTAATTCGAGTTGTACAAAGAGAACCTCCACCAACTCCAATTCTAAGTCCATCAGCTCCCCAATCTTGTAAATCTTCGGCGGCTTGGGCTGTTGCAATATTACCAGCAATAACATCGACTCTGTCGTTGATTGCTTTAATATTATCAATTGCTATTTTAACATTTTCATGGTGTCCATGTGCTACATCAATTAGGATAATATTTGCACCTGCTTTAATTAATTCTGCGGCTCGTTCTAAGTAATCTCCATTTGATCCGACAGCAGCCATAATTGGAATTTCTGCAATTTCAGAATGCCAATCAGTATCCATGATTCCCCAATTTTCAAAAGGACCTCCGAATCCTTCACCGTAAATTTTCCAGCGTAAGGTTCGAACCTGTTTAGATTGTTCTTCAATTGTCATGAATCGGTGAATACATCCAACACCTCCCATCAAAAACATTCTGAATGCCATTTCTAATTCGCATACAGTGTCCATTGGAGACGCTACTAAAGGATTTAAGACGCCATATCGTCGAGTTACTAGTGTCCGTAAATCAATATTTTTACGGCTTGAGATTGTCGAATATCCAGGTACTAATTGAATATCGTCGTATGTTAGTGCTAATTTCATGTTTATTATCTACAGTTACATTTATATGAATTGATGTCGCGATTGACCGGGGTTACGTTCAGGAAGTAATAACATTCTTTAATGTTACCATATCTAAGTTCTTTGTAGAACCCAGAGGGTATCGCTGCACCTCCTGATACTCTTCTGATTGGCTTATTAAAGTCAATGAATATCATAACAGAAACTGTCTTATTCATTGCTAACGCACGTTCTCGAATTTCTAAAGCTTTCCAAACTCCACGATTCAGAGCTTGTTGCTGCAAGGCACAATTAACGTATGTGAATGTTGTGCGCAACATGAAAGTATTACAATTGAATGAGGCCGCTGGCGCCATGTGTCCTTTGTCCCATTGATTATCGACGTAATCATATCCATCTGAAGTTCTAATACCGTCTACCGTATAGAATTCCATTCCAGATCTAGAAGCTGTTCCATCAGGGCATCGAACAATATAGTTGACTGATTTTGGTTGTTGTAGTACTTCAGAGTAGACAATTTTAAAGTATTCATTATTAACCTTTAAATTGTCTCTAAGTTTTTGAGCTGACGCTGATGTAGTAACAAATAGCGCTAGTATTATTAATAGTTTTTTCATAATTAATTACTTAATGGCGCTTTAATTTCTGGATGAGATTCATAGTTTACCAATTTAATTGAGTTTCGGTCTATTTTATCAAATTCAGTAATATAACCATCGAAGTATGTATACTCAAAATCTAATTTGATGCTAGGTAATTCCATCGGTTCTCGTGCGATTTGTTCTTTAGCCTGCTCAATATGATTAGAGTAAAGATGAGTATCTCCAAGATTTCCAATTAATTCATCAGGAACCATGTTAACGCGTTTTGCTAACATCAATAACAATAATCCATAAGAAGCTATATTGAATGGAAGTCCTAAAAATGTATCTACACTTCGTTGATTCCACATTAATGAGATTGCTCTTGTTGGTATATTTTTCTCATTCATGAGATGGATTCCTTGGTTTGGTAAACCTCCTGGAGGCCATATATTTCCAGCAATTGCAAATCTTTCTTTCATAGTTAACTCTCTTGTATAAACTTGAAATCCATAGTGACATGGCGGAAGAGTCATTTGATCGATTTCAGCAACGTTCCATGCGTTAACCATTAATCGTCTAGAATCTGGATTACGTTCAAGATCTGCAATAAGTCGAAGTATTTGATCGTACCAAAGAGAACCATGCCCAGTTTTACCATCATCATTTTTATATTTCATCCAGCCTTGCCATTTTCTCCATTGTTTACCATACACAGGACCTAGGTCTCCAAGTTGGTAACCTGTCAGGTCTGGAATAAAATGAGTAGCCGGATTCTTGAGTTTTTCAATCATGTCTCGATCATCTTTGTAGTTCTTAATTCCCTGGATAAATTGTTCCATTGACATTGGATCTACACCATGTGCAACACATTCCTTCTCATACCCTTTATAAGCATCTCCATTCCAAATATTACAACCATTATCAACAAGATATTTGATGTTAGTGTCGCCCTGTAAAAACCAGAGTAACTCAGTAACCATTGATTTAAAAGCCATTTTCTTGGTTGTCAACAATGGAAATCCTTCTGACATTTTATGTCTAATCTGCCTGCCAAAAATAGAGATCGTACCAGTTCCAGTACGATCGCTTTTCTCTATTCCATTTTCAAGAATGTCTTTTAATAATTCTTGGTATTGTTTGTCTATGTTATTCATAGTGTGTTTATGTAAGTTATAATTAGTAAAGACATCTTATAACCGGTAAATGCTCCGATCGCTGAAG